CGGCGAACACGTCCCATAAGCCCTACACAGTGAAGAGGATAAGTTTTCAATTTATCATTCACTGCGCATGGTCTTATGACCTTTATGGGACGGCATTGCATCACTTACCACCCGGAGGTAGTTATATTATAAATATATAATACTATTTCCCTCAAGGTTTGGATACAATTCCGTAGCGAATAACGAAAGATCAAAGTCTTTTACTAAGGTTAACAAAACCTTAGTTAAGGCTGAGTCGGCGAGGGTCAGAGATTCTGACCTTCTCATAGAAAATACATTTCTACCGATATGGTATTTTGCTAGGCCGATATTCATTAATTCATCATATGATTTATTAATCAATGCTCGGTCATAGCGATCAACCAGATCGTTCAAAACGCAAAGCAGTGGCGAGTTATGTGTTAACATAGCAGGCACTGTTTCCCATAGAAAGTCAATGACGTATTGACCCTGGTCCGGTCAAGTCTTCACATAAGATGCAACCATATTATTTAGTTTTGTGAAAACTAAATTATGTGATTGTTTTATGTGAATTAAATCCCGTTCAAACAATTTCTTTTTAGCAATCTCTACTAACTTAACAAAAATTAAGTTGTTAGATAATTCGCTAGGAAGAGAGTAACCGAACAATTCTTCAATGACTTTAAAAGTCAAAGAAAAATCACCCGTTACTTTATCTTCGGATAGTTGGTTGAACACTGTGTACAGTTTCAATATACGAGATGTGTGCTCAAAAGAGTACCTATCTTGTTTAAAGATTCTGTATACAGAGTGGATAAAAGACCCGAAAGTCCCAGTATCAAAAGTAAAACCGTGCGATTTTTGGTTTTGTAGGAAGTTATGAAGAAGTGGATATGATTTATATACACTCCTTAAACCTCCAACCGCAAAACCTGTGATCTCATGACCGTCATAGAACACTCTTTTCGCAAATTCATAAAAGTTTTCACTAATGTGAGTTTTTGAAGGAGAGTATTCTATGTCGAGTTCCTTAAGTACCTCATAATATTTATGAGCTACATTGGAATCTGCGATAACAAGGTCATCACCTAAAAGGGCATAAGCTTTAAAAGGCTTACGCAATTTAGGTCATAGTGATTCAGGTATCGTTCGTAAGAAAGACACTTGAACCATTATGTGATGACTTAATGCCATCGCAGGTCAGGAAGAGTACGCACCCATTGGCTGGCCAGCATTATAAGTGACCAATTCATCTGAATTGGGAACTTTAAACCCTAGACCTGTCAATACATCTACTCAAGCATTAGATTTTGCTTCACCAATGATAAAACTCAAGACTTTCTTTTGGAAAGTAATGGGCATTCTATCAGTGGCAGCAGTTAAGTCAATGCTATAGTAGATTGGTTTTTCTCTGAGAAGTTCAATAAACTTATTTTGATTAAAGGTACAATCTGAAGGAAGTCGTCTCAAAATGTCATTTAAGGCATGATGAAGAGGCTCCAAACAAGACTGTGACCAATAATCTAATAAGCCTATTGTTCTAGTTTTCCCTTCTTTGTCAGAGAAGATTGATAATCTTCTTAGAACTGTTGATGAAGCTGGATAAACTTTAGCTCACAACTGTGAAGCGGATTCCGGTAGTATGTCAAAAGCCCCAATTAAGTCTTCTAATCGAGAGGCTAGGCTTTTACCCCCAAGGAGTTTAATACCTCCTATGGTTTTAATGGGTAATAGTGTAGCTTCGGTAGAAGACATAAGAAGGGCCTGACCTACCGGGCCGCTCTTCACAGTCATGTGAAAAGAGGTTCATTCAGGATTTATAGGATCGATCTTAAGTAGTCGCAACGCATGTCTAATCTCAGAATCTAATAAATTCTGTGACTTAGAAGGCGTAACGATTGAATCAAGATCAAGGACAGGAGGCAAATTTACTCATCTTAAAGACACGAGCAGTGTCATTAAGAGTTTCAATTGCTCTGGTCCTTTGGTAAAAGGTTCAAATTTGGATAACCATATAGGTCATCCACGTTTGTTCCGAGTAACCAGATCCCCAGATGTTAAAGGGTTACCAGATAAGTAACTCATAACTGAGTTACGTGACTCCTTGACGTATTTTACTACGAAAGGGAGCCCTCTGGTTCTCTCTAACATCTCAACATGATCAAAGAATAAAACTACCAACCCTTTCATTTCGCATAGAGTTGCAGGTAAGTAATGAGTTAAGATTATCAGAGTTAACTCTCTGTTTTGTCGTAACAATTTATTTACTTTTGTAGCTTTATTGAAATAAAGGTACAGAGATACCCATTATTGACCTAAAAGGTGTAGGGGTGCTAGCCCTTCCAATTAGTGCAGTTACGACTCCGCGAGTCACATAATGGTGTATATCGGCAGATTACTTACGGTAATCAATCGAGAACACACCATCGAAACAAAAATCTCACGATTTTCGGAACGATACTGGTGTTTGACTCAGCTTATTAGTCTGAG